GAGTATAACGAGAAACTGCGTTATTATTTTGGCCCCATGGCTGGAGACCATGCAGGGCAACGCTGGACTGAGAAAGATATTGTTACTGCAAAAGGAGACCGTGTTATTGCAAAAGGTACATCACAGCGTTTGCGTGGGCGTGCTGAAATAGATATGCGGTATACCGGGATCATACTGGATGACTTTGAATCTGAATTAAACACGAAAACGCCCGAAAGACGCGATGAAATCAAAAAGTGGATCGTATCTACGGTTTATCCATCTTTGGAAGAATCTAAGGGCCGTGAAGGCTGGATATGGCTATTGGGTACTATTGTTCACTATGATAGTTTCCTGCAAATGGTGGTTGATGGTGCAAAACAGGCCAAAGAGGAAGAACGCAAGTACGTATGGGATCTGACATTCCATAAGGCTATTGAAGATGATAAGCCGTTGTGGCCCGATCAATTTCCGCTTGAGAAACTGCGTGCCAAGAAGCAGGAGTTTATTGAAGCAGGAATGGTCAATAAGTTTGCTCAGGAGTACATGAATGATGCCCGTGATATTTCCGGTGCAGCATTTAAGATAGACCGTATCCAGTACTATACAGGTAATTTTCATTCTGAAGATAGATTTGCGTATATTAAGTCTAATAATGAATATATACCCGTTAATATCTATATGGGAGTCGATATAGCGGCTACAGCAACCAGCACATCTGATTTTCAGGTAATTGTTGTCATGGGCATAGATTCAGAGAAGAACCGCTATGTTATTGAATATTTCCGTGAACGCATACCAACATTCGATCTGCCACAGCATATTATCGATATGGCTAAGAAATACCAGCCGGTTAAGAGGGCAACCATTGAAACAGTTGCAGCACAGGAAATGGTAAGGGATATGGTGGATAGGATGGCTAGGGCTGACAGGAGACTATTGCCCGGAATATTTAAGGGAGTCAAACCTCCGGGAGGCATCAAAAAGCAAGACAGGCTGGAAACATCGTTAGGCCCTATAGTAAATAGCAAGAAACTGTATATCAAGCGAAGTATGACTGAACTTGTTGATGAGTTCTTTGAACATCCGTTTCCAAAGCATGATGATGTAATGGATGCACTGTATTATGCTGATTACTACGCTAAGCCTCCAAAGAGCGACAGAATGGACAAAGAGTCTTTTGATAAGCGTGAAACAATGAGTATTATAAAAAAATACAATTGGTTTACAGGTGCTCGAGTTAATTAAACTTTTTGTAAAAAAAGACTTGACTCATGTTTTATTATTGTTTTATATTACGATGTAGCTATGCCTATACCTCAAGATCCGAGAGCAAAAATAAACGAAGAGCTTTTTAGGCGTTATAAGGATGCTCGGTCTGATTGGGAGATAGATGCTAGGACAGATCTAGACTTTTATTTCGGCAACCATTTCAGTGGAAACGAGATAGATGAACTTGCATCTAGGAACCAAGCAGCTGTACCAATGGATCGTGTTGCTCCTGCAGTTGAGAAACTCAAAGCAATGCTCACATCTAAAGAGCCTGCGTTTACTGTAATACCAAGAGAAGACTCAGATGTCAAAGTATCTAAACTCTGGCGTATCATCATGAGTTATGTCTGGGAGATATCTGATGGGAATATGCAGCTCAAGCAGGCAATACATGATCATTCTACAACAGGCATAGGCTATCTTTATGCCTATATAGATCCTGAAGCTGACTTTGGCAAGGGAGAAGTCAAGTTTACTGCAGTTGATCCTTTTCGTGTATATGTGCCTTCTACAAGCCGTGACAGGTATTTTGGCGATGCTGATAATATCATCCTGTCAACTATACTTACAGGAGACCAGATATTAAACCTTTATCCTGAACTTGGATCACTCCCGGCAACTGATGAGGGCGATGAGGATCGTATTGTACTTGATCAGATCAGTACTTATCTTGATGAGGACTACCCAGATTCCCAGAATCAGAATACTACTAACGTATTTACTCCTGCAGAGGCTAAAGGGCTTGAGTGGGCATCAACTCAACGATATCAGATACTTGAAAGATTTTTTAAAACTAAAGTTCCATATTACCGCATTATAAGCATGACTGATGGTAATGAAGTGGTTATGAATGATGAAGAGTTTCAGGAATTATTAACTAAAAGTCCTGAAGCTTTTGAACGTGGCCTCATGGAATTTGAAGAAGTTACACAGACCCGTATTGGAGTAGTTGCTTCGGTTGGTGAGGTTGTTTTGTACGAGACAGTCCTCAATACTGATTTATATCCAATCGTACCATTACCTAACATATATACCGGAACACCCTATCCAAAATCAGATGTTTCTCGGGTTAAACCGACTCAGCGGTTATTGAATAAACTCTGGTCTTTAGCCTTGTCTCATGCACAGGCTTCTGCGGGTCTGAAATTGCTTGTACCTATGGGCAGTGTGGATAATGTTGAGCAATTGGAGAAAGACTGGGCTAATCCGAATGCTGTTATAGAAGTTGACAGTTCTCAGGGAGAACCGCATTTTCCTGCTCCTGTACCGTTAGCAGCAGAGTATTATAAATTGATACAAACCTGCGAATTTTATATAGATTTTACATTTGGTCTGCCTGAGTTGATGCACGGATTTGCTGAAAAAGCACCTGAAACTGTGCGTGGAACAGAGCGGATGCTGGCTCAGGGTGCTGAAAGACCTAAGTCCAAGTTGCGTGATATTGAACATAGTATCAGGAGATTGGGTCAGGTGTTGTATGGATTAAGTAAAGGCCATTATGTTTTCCAGAAGATGTTCCGTTTATCTCAGGCCAATAACAATATTAATGAAGTAATGGTTAATTATTATGATGATTATTCAGGTGCGGTGATGGATATCGCAAAAGAAAGGTGGCGGATAGATCAGCATGATATAAGCATTGAAACTGGATCAACACTGCCGTCAAGCAAATGGGCAGAGCTTTCTGTATATATGGAAGCGTACCAGATGGGTATTGTTGACAGAATAGAAGTATTAAAACACAATCCTGAAATATTTGATAAGGAAGGTGTAATTACAAGAATGAGCGAGATTGCACAGCTGCAACAGCAGGTTGAGCAATTGAGCCAGCAGAACAAAGATTTGAAGGGTGACCTTCAAACAGCACGCAGGGAGTCTGTATCTGATCGTAAGAAAGTAGAGATTGAGAAATTCAAGACCGAACTCAATAAGATGGATTCAGACGCTAAGGCGAGTGAAAAAGTGCAGGCTAATAAGCTTGCAAATGCAGTGAAGTCCGAAGTCGAGAGATTAAGACCTACCATGGAAGATTTTGCGGAAGGTCTTGGTCAGGCTCAGGAAGAATTTGGAACATTGTAACAAGGAGTAATAATGGAACAAGCCGAAGCCAAATCCATCCCCTTTTCAGAAACTAGCGGACACGATGTTGTTCGTGAAACTGCTGAAGGTGATGGTAGTGAGTATAGGGAATTAACTTATCCGGAAGTTGATGAAGCAATTGTTGAAAATCAGGGGTATGAAGGTATCCCTGAAAGGGAAGTGGAACCTCAAACTTTGCAGGTTGATTGGGAAGATGAAGCTAAGAAATTTCAGTCTATGTATGATAAATCACAGTCTGAAACTGAAAAGCTGAACAACAATTTGAACAATGTGCAGGAGCAGATGAGAAACCTTCAACAGCAGGTTGAAATTAAGAATACGGAAAGTAATCAAGTACCGCTCTCCGAAGAGGAGTTTAATCCTTGGGATGCTTACTACAAACCAGATTCACCAAGTTTTCAGTTTCGTGTAAAACAGGAACATGAAAATGTGAATAGGGTCGTTCAACAGCAACTTGGTCAGTTGAATGAACAAGTTGTTATGAACAATACGGTAAGTGAATTAAAGAATGATCATAGACTCAATGAAAATGAATTGAACGAGTTCATGAAATGGTCGACCAATCCTGTCAGTGAGTTGAGTCTTGGAACTCTTGTCAAAGTCTGGCGAGAGGAAAAAGGCGTTCAAAATGTCAGTAATAATTCACTTGATGCCGTAAAAGCAGCAAGACAGGTTCCTAGAACCGCAGGTGTCTTACAGGGTCAGCAGCCTCCTAAACGATCTGAAACAGATCAGGTTTGGGATGGTATTATGACCTCTGGAGGCAGGTTTGGGAACAAATTACCTTAATACATAATTAAGAGGTTTTATTATGGCAACTAGTGCAGCAGGCTACGTAAGAAGTGGCCTCAAAAGTACAGACGTCGCAACTACCGCAGGAAGCAGTCATGCATCAGTGCATGGAGCAACCCCCGATAATAGACGATTGTACGATTTCAGCGATAGAGTCGCTGAACTAGCTCCAGATGAATCTCCGTTTTTTGTATATCTAAGTAAGGTAGCAAAAGTACCGACAAGCGATCCGGTTTTCCGGTTTCTTGAAAACAGGTCAAAAATTGACTGGACTAACAGATCATTATATGCTGATAGTGGCTTAAGCTCTTTAGCAGCTGGTGTGAGTGGTCAGCTTGATTTTGATGATGGAGCAGGAGATCAGATTGACTGGCTTGTGGTTGGTATGGTTGTTGCGGTTGATGTTGTAGATGGTAAATCCCATGCAGTATTCCGAATTGACAGTGTCAGTGTAGGATCAACAGAAACACGATGCGATGTAACTTGTATGAGCGTTGGTAATGCCAACGAGACAGGTTATGACGCAGTGATTGATGGTGATCAAGCACAGGTTATCGGTACTGCTTTTGCAGAAGGATCAGGTGCTCCTGATGTATGGGCCAAATCATTGGAAGATGATTTTGGATATACCCAAATCTTCAAAACTGCAGCAGAAATGACAAATACAGCCATTGCTACTAATTACAGAGGATATGCTAATGAATGGCAGAGAATCTGGAACTTAAAACTTCGTGAGCACAAAGTGGATATTGAACGTGCTATGCTGTTTGGTCAGCGTGGTCGGTCAAGTGGTGTTCAAACAACAGAAGGTCTTGTAGGTCATATTATTGTAAATCGGCAGGCAGGGACTCCCGGATCTATTTCATATAGTTCAGGAGCTCCTTATTTTGCAGCCGCCACTTCTACATCAATTACCTATGACACATTTTTGTCTGATTTTGAAGTACTCTTTGATCCAGCTCGTGGAGGTAGTAATAATAAGTTGGCCCTAGCAGGGCTGCCTGTTATATCATACTTGAATAAAGTTGGTAATAACAGTTTCATTGATACTTCAATTGGAGATCCAGACGATGTTTCTACTCGTTATAATTTCCAAGCATCACAGCGTGAAGGTGCATTTGGACACAGTATCATGCAGTTGAACACAGTACATGGCGATCTTTCTATTGTTCGTGAACCATTGTTTAGAGGCATGAGTGCAGGAATGTTACTTTTGGCAGATATGAAACAGTTAGCTTACCGGCCTCTAGTTGGTAATGGGCAAAATCGTGATACTCACGTAATCACTAATGTACAGCAGGGCGATGAAGACTTGCGGAAAGATATGATCCTCACTGAGGTTGGTCTTGAAGTAACAGTTCCTGAAACTCATATGTTGTATTCATTTACTGATTTAAACTAGGAGTAAACGATGAGAGCTGATTATTTAGAAAAAAATAGTGGTAGATCTGATAATCGCAGAAAGTTAAAATGGGTTGCAGAATCCTATACTGCTACAGTAGAAGATTCTGGAAGCGTTTTTTTGATTGATGCGTCTGGAGCGTCTGTTGCGATCACACTACCTGAATGTGCAACTAAGGATAATGAAATGATGGGCTGGTATGCCGATTTCATTCTCCATACTAACGGTAATGCCGTTACTATAATTGCAACTACAGATGATGGTGATAACATTCATGGTCATGGTATTGACGGTGAAGATGGTGCAGCACAAACTGTTACTGAAGGAACCGGTGTCGATGTTTTAACTATCATTGCCGCGGCAACTAAAGGCGACAGGTTGAGTTTGGTCTCCGACGGAGACAGTTACTATGTCTTCAGTCTGGCGGCTGATAAAGCACATATCACTTTTACCTAATATCCGAATTTATAAGGATAACAGTGTGGAACTGTGGGGAGTGTCGTATAAAGGATGCTCCCCGAAATCCAAAGATTTATGTCAAAGAATTGTATAGAATGTTCAAAACCTAATCCTGAAGGATGGTTCTATTGCAGGTCATGCGGTAAACGATCATCGGAACCTATGTATAGCACACAGTTTATTTTGAGGGATTCTCCATGGGCCACAGCAATAAGAAAAGATCAGATTGGATTTAGCAGGGTGAGTATGGATGACAGCGTTAAATCAATGCAGAGTGAATTTGATGCAGGAAATACAAAAAAGTGGAATGAAAGAGTAAAGAAAGCTTGGAAATAGGGAGTCTGATATGCCAAGAGTAGGTAAAAAACATTTTTCATATAGTAAGAAAGGAAAAGCAAAGGCTAAGGCTTATGCTAAAAAACGTGGTAAAAAAGTATCATATAAAAAGAAAAAATCTCGTAAACGTAAGAAGAAATAATGGCTACACTAACAGTAACAATTAATGAAAGGCTATTGCTGAACAATAATGATTATAGCAGTAAGAATACACTCAGTGTAACTGGTGTTAACGAATTAGCAAAGAGGATCGTTAATATAGGAACAGATGAGATTGGATTATTGGGTTTTGGTACAGCGTATAATACAGAATTATCGAAAACATATGTAGCTGGTCAATTTGATGAGGATGATGTTAGATATATCAGGATCACTAATTTGGATGATACAAATCACATTGCTTTAATTTTAAAGAATGAAAATAATGATGAATTTGGTGTTAAGGTTGATAAAGGATGTTCATTTCTATATGGTGTAGATTTGTCAGGTGGTGTTAAAGATACTATGGATTCTGCTGATGCGGCAGGTATAACACCTGATTCATTTGGTGATTTAGTTGATAT